TAAATTTACGCTTTGCTGCTGCTTTACCTCTGGGACATAGTTTTGTCATTAAGACCTCGCTGTTTGTTTTGCTCTTTTGAAGTCAGATGCTTTTGGTGCACCTTTTGCACCTTTCTTTCGCATCTTGCCTCCACGTTTTCTTTTAGCGTGTATGTTTGCGTATAAACCTTTACCCGCCATTATTTTTTTTTCATTTTGGCTTTTTTCTTTTTAGCCATTACGAATTTTTTTAATTGTGGTGGAATCTTTCCGCCTTTTTTCATACCAGCACGAACTTTACGAGCTGCTTCTGAAACTCCGCCACCCATCATTTTTTGTCTTGGTCTATTTCCATAATCGTTTCTCATTTTTTTCCTCCGTTTCTAAAAATTTGAGTTCCTTTTATACCATATATACTCGCAACTACAAGGATCCAAAGATTAGTGAACCATGAAGGGAGCTGCGAGAACATTTCGAAAAATAATTTTACCTTGTCCATCGCACTTGGGTCGTCCGATATGACTGCCCATGCAAGCACCACTACGGGCAAACTAAGAATTATCAAAACTGCCTCGTCTTTCCAGTCTGATTGTCTAGCTTCTAGCAATTTACCCTGGTATTGCTCCTCACCACGGGCCATTTTTTCTGCATGCATTAATTGTGCATCAGACATTGCCATTTTCGTTCTCTGCTTGTTAGCATAAATTTTACTTCCAGCAGAAACGGCTAATTTTATTGCCGATAACCACATATTAGTACCACTTAGCTTTTCTTTTTTTCTCTGGCTTAATGTTTCCTTGACCTTGAACTTCTTGTTCTTGTGTTTCTTGCGGATTAGTACCTTTTATTTCTATTCCACCTTCAACATAACCATCTTTGTTTGTAAACATTTCATGGTTAAGGTCTTTTTTATTTTTTTCTACCATTTTTCCTCCTAATATTTGCTTCTCTCAAAGCGATTGCAATTGCTTGTTTTCTATTTTTAACTTTTTTATCAGATTTGCCAATAGAAAGTTTTCCTTTTTTAAATTCTTTCATGACTTTAGCAACTTTTTTCTGTTTTTTATCCATTTTATTCCTTATCTCTGCCTATAATTACAGATCCACCCATCATATCTTTAGCGTTTGGTAAAGTTTTACTTAAAATTGTTTTTTCAATTGATGTATCAGCTCTTAGTTTTGCTAATTCTTCGTTTTGTTGTCTCTTTTCATCTTGATTTTCTTGATTCATCATTGCTCTCATCTTATCAAGATTTAATCTATCTTCACCCTCACGTTCTTTTCTTGCATTTTCTTGAGCTCTAAGATCTAATTCTCTTGCTCTTAGTTTTGCAATTGGGTCATTAGAGAAATCACCTAATAATCTTTTCTCTTCTTTCATGTATTCTTCCATCATCTCTGCAATCAACACAGCTTTTCTAGATTCTACTTGCATGTTTAAATCCATAACTTGTTGTTGCATCATTGGATCTTGTAAAGCTTGAGGATTTTGTTGAAGTTGTTGTAAAGTTAAAATTTCTCTTTGGAACTCTACTTCAACTTGTTCTAAAGCCATTATTGAAATGTGTTCAAAAATATTTTTTTGTAATGCAGCTGTTACCGCTGGATTATTTCTTGCTAGATTAGTTGCCATAAAACTTAAATGCGCAGTAATGTGAGCTTGGTGATCCTGCCCTTTGAACGCTTGAAAAGGTTGACCTCCTAAAGCTTGAATATGCTCAACAGCAGGATCCATTGGCATTGGTCTTTGTGGTGGTTTTAAAATCGTATCAATATTTTTAACTCCTAAAGCCTCGTACATATTTCGATATGCAGCATACAAATTATGTATTTGTGGATTAGAGGTAGCCAGTTGCAACTCCGTTTGGGCAATAGATATTCTTTGGGCTTGAGAAAAAATATTTGGATCTGCAACTGGAATGATGTCAACTTTATCATCGAAGTCTTGTTGTTTAATCATACGTTGTCCACCAATAACATCGTATGGATATTCGTTTGGTAAGTAGAGTTTAAAAACTCTAGCCATTAATTTAAATTCATTTTTTAACGCCGCATAAATTCTTTTGTGAATTGCAGACATCGTTCTTGATCCACGTTCTAAAAGTGCAACGGTCGTGCCCACTGCAGCTTGTTGATTACCCTCTCCTACCTGGAGATCAGCTATAGATGCAAAACGCTGACCCGCCGATACCACGACACCCATTAATTGCAAAAGCGTTGCAGACGGCTCCTTAAAAGGTAAAGTCATAAATGAATCTTTAATGTTTCCCCCTGGCGCGTCTACATCTCTAAATTCTCCTGGTTGTATGGATTGTGCGTCATCTCTAATTCTGATACCTCGCATTTTAAATCCTGCTGGTAAGTTAGATAATGTTCCTGCATCAAGTAATGATCGCAGTGCAGTTGTTGCTGTTCTTGATAATCCACCTATCATGTGAATCAAACCAAATCCGTAAAATCCTAATCCTGGTAAAAATTTAAAATGAACAAAGTATGGAATTTTTTGTTTCTTAGGATCTTCGACTTCATAGTTTCTTCTGATAGATAAAATTTCTCTTGTGCCTTCTTCAATGGTTACAATGTAAGGAAGTTTAATTCCAGTTTCTTGACCATCAGGTCCTCGGTCCTCGAATCCTTCTAAATCTAAATTGACATGAAATTCAAGGATCGTGTACATATCTTCGTTAAAAGTTCTTTTAGTTCCTTCTAACATTCTTTCTTTTTTCTCAACTTCTGTTTCTTCATTAAAAGGTTTTGGTAGTTCTATGTCCCTGTAAAATCCAGCGACTTGTTGTTTTCTTAAATCATTCTCCGAGATTTTAATACGATGGATCACGGCCTCTGCATCTTCTAAACTTGTAGCATTGTACGGAACTATCAAATCGTCTGCTGGCACAAACTTAGAAACCGTTCTGCCTAAAAGATCGTCATAGTAAACTTTCTTAAAGGCAGATCCGGAAAGAGGGAGATAAAAAAGCATTTGGTCAAACTCTGGTTCATACTCTTTCATCACATCCATGAGCTGATAGTTCATGAATTCTTTAACACGACCTGCTTGGTCATTTTTTTGTGGAGTCGGAACTCCTATTACTCTTGTTCTTACAGGACCATCTGCAGGTAACAATTCTTTAAAAGCTAAAGCTTGGAATTGTGTTACTGCTTCTGCAAGCACGGGGTGAGTGGCACCACTTGCGCCTTGAAACGGCTCTGATGGATTTTCATATTTAAAACCTAAAAGGTCTAAACCTTTTGCATAACTATCTTCCCAATCTTTTCTTGATGCTCGGTACTCTCGATAGTTTGTTACTAACTCTGAACCAAGAGGGTTTAGAGTTTCCTCTGGCAATAACTCAGCTAAATTATCAAAGTGACTTTCACTTTGTTCCTGGCTAAAGGCTCCTGGTTCAAAATTAATTTCAACACCACCATCTTCAGTAGGAGTTATTTCTGTCTCTCCTTGATTAGGGATGTCCTCTTGAATTTTTATTTCTTCCGATATCTGTTCCTCTACCCCTGGAATCTCAACTTCTTTTTTGATTCTGTTTGGTAGACTTTTGTCTATTGCCATACTTTTTCTCCGAAGGAATACCTTTATCAGTATTATATTTAATATTCAACCCCTGAGGTAAGGGGCCTCTTTTGGGTGGAATCGTTGTTGTTAATTTTGTTTTAACCATTACCAGTAGTATTTGTATCTTTTTTTAGCTCTTGGCTTATCTTTATAATCATCTGGGTGAGTGATCAATCCCCCATCTCTAAATCTCATGATTGCTTGAGTTGTCGAGTCAACCAAATCGTCATGATCTCCATAAGGAAAAGCAGCACATTCTTCTATTACTTCTTGAGCAAACTCTTGATTCTTAGGTGCATATATTCTTCCAGACTCAAACAAAGGGGCTACTGAATTAACTCTCGCGTGTTTATCATTTCCTCGGTTCGGGGTAAAATCTGCAACAGGGATTCCCATTTTTCTAAGTTCAAAAATTAAAGGTAGACCTGCAGCTTTTGCTTCAACCAAAACGGTCTCCGGCTTCCAATACATGTATTGATCATAAGCTAATCTTTTTAATTCTGGAAATTCATATCTACCTTTTATAGCATCAATTAAAATAATTGATTGAGGTGAGTCTTCATCTTTTCTAAATACACCCCATGTAGTGATTGCAGAATAATCGGCAGTTTGTTTTTTTAAAAACGCAGTATCGTAAGATTGTATGACATGTTCTAAGATTGGCATCTCACCTTCCCAGTCTTGCCACCATTCTCTTTTAATCAAAGCTCCTTCATCTGAAGTTGGATTTTGCATGTATTGTGCATTCCATTTATTTACTCCTGCAGAAGCTTTTACAGATTCAAGGTCCTCGAGCTTCCAATATTCTGGCCAGACAGGTTTACCACTTGGCATGATCGCAGGAAATTCTACGACCTCCCATTTGTCCGCTTTATCTTCTGCTTGTGCTGCTAATAACATTTCTGTTAAATCTTTTTTACTCCATCTAGTCATAACTAAAATAATTCTACCACCAGGTTGAAGACGTTGTCGTGGCCCTGACGTGTACCACTCATATGCTTTTTCAAAAGCATTCTTCGAGTTCATATCTTGCTCGGAATGTGGATCATCGATAATTAATAAATCAGCACCTCTACCGGTCACCGCACCTTGGACACCGACTGCAAAGTATTCACCACCTTGTGCCGTGTTCCATCGTCCTGCTGCCTTAGAGTCTTCTTGAAGTCTCGTTGCAAAAAGATCTTGGTATTCTTGTGAGTCAATTAAATTTTTGGTTTTACGACCAAAGTTCACGGCAAGTTCTGCTGTGTGAGTTGCTTGTATG